TCTTAGTCTTGAATTGAGATGATTTCTTATATGTACCTATTCTATTCATATCTTGCACAATAGTGCTCAGATAAATTGGTCTAAGGACTCTGATTCTTCTCTTAGCATCATTCATAGCCACTTCAAACTCATAGTTAGTTACAGGAGCTACGTTCTGATTTTGAATTACATTACCATTAACATCTTTTGCAGTTCCAACAGAATCTATGGTTGATAATTCATTTAACTGAGTGACTCTACTATATGAGACAATTTTTTGTTCTTCTGGTCTATACTTTAAATATTTAAGATCGAAGTTAGAGTCCACTCTTAATCCTTCTGGAACAACTATTCTTCCCGCCCAATCGGTATCTTCAATAGTCTCATAGTGATGTATCTGACTCAATCCCTCATCACTACCATATTTTTCTAAGCAGTATTTTCTGAAATCAATATCATTTAGTGGCCACTGATCTCTAACTTTTGTTATATTGTTTGTTACTAATATAACCCAATCAAATCTAGGATCCCCATATAAAGTATATGCTAGTTGATCTGGTCTGAGATCACCGACAACAAAGAAATCTTCAAAAGATGTAGCTACCTGTTCCAGATCTTCACGAATTTTTGCTCTTCTGAAAATATTTTTTACTGGAATGTACTCATCATTGGAACTCCTGTCTGGAGATCTGGAGATGTAATCTATATTTGGTAAGTAGGAAAAATAACCTTGCATATTAGTATCCTATCATTGAAGTATTTGGATCGTCCTGACTCACAACAAAGATTGGCATTAAGTCTCCAGTTTGGTTTTTATCACTATGGATTCTGTTATCACCGTCAGACATACCTTCTTTTTGGTAGTCTGTGTTGTATATAGGCTCTAATTCGTTGAAACTGAGTTTCATCGTATATGATGTGGGTTGACCTCTTTCATAGGCCATCCATTGACCTTCTGGGGTATAATTTACTGATATATCTGTCAGAGCACAAGCTTTGAACATGTTTGCACCCATGATAGGTTTGTTTCCATCAGTAACATATCTCAATCTGAATACGTTTGGTGTGCCTAGGAAGTAACTAGGTCCTCCAGCCTGTCCAGTACCACCCTCATTAGTTTCTTTCATTTTTCCACTCTTAACCAATTTTGTCATTTTTCTTGGAGCAGACCACTCTTTAAATGCACGAATAATCATTCTGCATATATGAGCTTCTTGTTCATCTCTCGGAGTTAGTAACCATTCAAAATCAAAAGTTCTTAAACTCACACCAGCAAATAGAAGTTCCGTGTTGGAGTTTGCAATGACTCCACCAGTTCTAGCTAGTATTTGATCTGAACTGATATCAAATCCCTGATTCGCAAGTAACTGACTCATTTTGTTTGATGCTATATCAGCTCTACCAGCTTGTTGTGATGTTAGTTGGAGAATATTACCTAGTGCATCAAGAGTTTCAAAGATACCACTACCCGAAATCATAGATTTTAAAAGAGTCTTAGAACCAGCTTTTCTAATACCATCTAGTGCCGCATTATTCATATTACTTTCTTCCCACATTCTCTGGTTAGAATCTTGCATGTTATTAGGCATGGGTAACATGATTGGAGAACCCAGTTTCTTTCTAAATGCCGTTCCTCTTTTAGCACCATAAGCAGCTCCATTGTCTTTAGTAAACTCGGAACTATATGGAGGTTCATATGTATAACACTGAATGACCATGCGGTCTTGCTTCATAGACATGTCTTGTGGGTATATGACAGGTCTAGAGAACATGATCTCATCACCCCTGTCAAAAGCATATTTAATTTTTTGTGTTGAACCAGAGAAACCTCCCCCTTCACCATTCTTTCCGCCTGGAGTTTCGTTAAATTCTGCATTTTCTTTTTCTGACTCAACTTTCTTTTGAGCAATTCTTATTGCTCTAGAATATGCCATTGACCTTCTCATGTCGGTCTTTGCGTTTCCTGTTTTGATATAACCTTCTTCTCTAAGTCTCTTTAAGTCTTTTTCTGCTTTTTGTAAAGGTGTAAGGTCTGGGTTTTCTGCCCATTCCGCAACTTTTTCATCTGTTACATTAGCATATGATCTTGTTCTCTCAGCTAATTGTTCTTGTAAAATTGAGTTTGTTGGATCTACATTGCCGTCTTTATCAAAAGCAACTCCCTTAAAAGTTACATTCGTCTGACTTTTAATTGAACCACCTTGACCTTTTGTTGTAATTATTGGTCTTGTTACCGAGCCAGGCTTCCACTCTCCATTTTCAAATATTGGTTCTGACCCAGCAATAACTAGACCCTTATCATCAACAGGCCATACTTTTACTTGGTCTCCTTTAATAAATGCTTTGTACGTTACTTCTTCTGTACCACCATCCGATGTGATGACATCTTGTTTTAGTACTTGCTTAAGCCTAAGTTCATTGCCATACTCTTCAACTTGGTTAGCAAATGTAGGTTCTGCCATGTTATTTTTTCCAGTTAAATGCTCGGTACTTTGGATATTTCATACCATTCCTGTCTATGAACTGTTCTGTAGGAAGTTTAGAAATTTCCCCCCAGTCTTCATTTTTAGGAACTTTTAGTAAACTACCCACACCAGAGTACAGGTATTTGTGTAGTGTATTTTTAGGCACTGCAGCCCCGCCGCCACTATTTAGTAAGCTAATTGCAACAGAATCACGATAAGATGGATTTACATAGTGTAAATTGCATCCTAGAAACCCATCTCTATAGAATTTCAGTGCCACCGCTAGTGGTTGAGTGTCCCAAAATTGATATCTTTCTGGGAAAGATGGACTGTATGAAAAGAAAAATAAATCTCCCTCGATTATTCCATTAGTATCACTTGTACTTATGTCTGGGTTTTGGATTTGAGATAGAGACTGTGTAAGAGCATTTATATACCATGCCCCACTTCTATTCTTCTTACCAGCTTGTTGTTTAATATCTTCTACGATCATGAGATATTCCTAAATCGTCTTCGGTCATGATCTTGAACTCATACTTTCTATCAGCACAGTATTCTTCTGCTGCTTCCCACTTTGCTTGATTAATAACCCATGCTTGAACGTCATGTGCCCACGACTTAGTTCTCCTTTTTGGATTCTTTGGAGGAGACTTGCATTGTTTTTTGGGTTTCACTTCTATCACAACAGATCGTTTCTTTCCATCGGAGTCAGTGTATTTTATGAAAAAGTCAGGAAAGTATCTGTGCATCTTTCTATCTAAAGGATTCTTGTATGGTATCCAAAATTCCTCTGATTGCCATTGACTTATATTCTCGGTCAGATCACAGTATTCCATGAACTTTCTCTCCCATAGAGAGCGATAAATGATCTGAGTGGGATCACCTTTATACTTTTTAATATGTTTTGGTTTAAATTTTCCCTTATAAGCCATATACATAGTATGGTAAGTCATAACCTTATTTAGATGGCCTCAAAGGAATCGAAAGCTTATTTTAATACTAAAGTTGGAAACTTGGGGGCAAATCCCCAAAGTCCTAGACCTTTTGCTGATATACGAGACACCGCATTAGATGTTGGTGAAACCTTCGAGACTAGTTTCTTAGACTCACTAGGACATCCATCTTTATCAAGTTTTTACAAAGTAAGACTAGATTTAGCACCTACTAATTCAGCTGGCACTTTAGAGAAGTGGTTACAAGATTGTGGTGTGTATAAGAAAGATAGTTTAGGTCAAGAAAGATTTTCCTTAATGGCAACTGAAGCAATATTGCCTGGAGCAACTTTTGCAACTACTTCGGAGACTGGGAGTAGACAAGGTATAGTAGAGAAATTTGCAGCACAAAGAACATTTAATGATATTGCGGTCACTTATTATTTGACAGGAGACTACAGAAGTCTTACAATGTTTCAGGAATGGGTCAATTATATAAACCCAATGTATTCCGAGTCTGGACTAGAGACTGCTTCAGCTACAGGATATCCAGAAGAAAAACATTTTGCAAATAATAATTTCTTAAGATATAGATATCCACAGTCATACAAGAGAAGTATGACTATAACTAAATTTGAGAGGAATATTGATACAACTCTCGTGAGACCAACGAGTCTGGCTTTTGGTTTAGGGAGCAATAACATTCCAGAAGCATTGAGTTATAGGTTTGTTAATGTTTTTCCTACATCCATACAGGATATTGCACTATCATATTCAGATTCTCAAGTATTGCAAGTGACAGTCAATTTTGCTTATGATAGGTATGTTATGGTGAGGAGTTCTGATGTTATTGGATATACTGGTGGAACCATCCCATCTAATGATACTGATGACAACAGTAAGTCTCTCGTAGAATCTCCTACTAATGTCACTAATGAAACAGAACCTACTACAGCAAGATAGCTCCAAAAACCCTTCTAAATAATAACGAATAATTACATATTATGCCTTTACCAAAAATTACTACCACTGAGTATGAGTTGGAATTGCCATCAAATGGAAAGACTATAAAGTATAGACCGTTTCTGGTAAAAGAAGAGAAGATACTTATCCTCGCTCTAGAGGGTGGAAACCAAAAAGATATTACTAATGCAGTTAAGCAAGTAATTAAAGAGTGCGTCATTACAACAGGACTCAAGATAGATAATCTACCAGCTTTTGATATTGAATATTTGTTTTTAAATATTCGTGGTAAGTCTGTAGGTGAATCTATTGATCTTCTCGTCACATGTGGTGATGATGGAAAAACCGAAGTGAGTGTGACAGTTCCTATTTCCGACATTCAAGTTGTAAGATCTGAAGATCACATATCAGAAATTGAAATTGGTGATGGATGGACTGTGAAGATGAAATATCCTTCTCTCAACCAGTTCATTGATAGCAACTTTACTGACAGTGAAGATACTATTGAGAAATCATTTAATGTTCTCTCTAGTTGTATTGAGATGGTTTATAACGATGAAGAGATGTTTGCCGCATCGGATTGCACTAAAAAAGAGTTAAAAGAATGGGTCGAAGCATTGACTTCACAACAGTTTCAAAAACTTGAAAAATTCTTTGAAACTATGCCTAAATTGTCACATAAACTTACTGTGACTAATCCGAACACTAAGAAAGAAAACACTATAGTATTAGAGGGCTTAGCCGATTTTTTCGCCTAAGTATGTCTCACATCAATCTTGAGACATACTTCCGAATCAATTTTGCTCTCATGCAGTACCATAAATATAACTTGTGGGATGTTGAGAATTGGATGCCTTGGGAAAGAGACATCTATGTTGGATTACTTAGACTTCATATTGAAGAAGAAAACCTAAAAGCAAGAGCCAGGGAAGCCCAAATGAAAAATGGCTAAACTAAGATCACTATTAGACAAAGGTGCTAAAGCAGTTAAGAAAACTGTTAAAGCTGACAAGATTTTTGGGAAAGCCAAGAGTCTAGTAGGTGGTGCAAAGAATAAAGTACTATCATCCACAAAAGGAACGTTAAGTAAAGTCAGAGGCAAAATGTCTCTGGTTCCTCAGGCTCTACAACCTCCCGAACAGATAACACCTAGAGCAAATATAAAAAGGGTTGGAAGACTAGTAGAAAATAAAGTCCAAAATCTAGTTCCTAATTTAGTAAAGTCGGTACAATCTAAGGTCAGTACGTTTGATCCACAGGCCTTCTTAGGTAAGATATTTGGTGGTGGTTTAAATTCTTTACAGAACTTTGCCTCTGGGTTGTCGGGTCTACAATCCTCTCTGAAAAAATCTCTAGGATCTTTAACGGAATCGAAGGGGATCATTGCTGATCTCATCGAGAAGATGGCGAAGGCCAAACCTCAAAAGTCAAAGGGAGGTTTGTTAAAAGGATTATTAAAAGGTGCCGCAGTTGTTGGGTTGGCCGCACTGGCAGTTAAGGCAGCACCAGCAGCGTTAGGTGTTGCTGGAGCAATAGGTGGTGGATTATTTAAGGGATCTGCTCTGGGAGGTGGCCTCGCTCTTGCTAAGAACGTGTTTGGACGTAAGAAAAAAGAACTAAATGTTGATGGAACTAAATCAGAAGTAACTAAACAATTCAAAGAATCCTTGGAGAAATTTGATGAGGCTTTGAGTCTCGTTGAGATGCAGTTCAAAGGTAAAATCAGCAGGAAAAATATTAATACAGACCCTAATAATGAAGAGGATCCTGAAGAGGAAGAAGAGAGTGCTGTTGAGGGCAAAGGTGATGACGATACTGGTCTAAAGAACGCAACAGATGATGAACAACCAGCTGGTAAACCACCAAAAGATAAGGATAAATCAGTTCCTACTACCGTAGAGGGATTGGATTCTAATTTTCCTCTGCCTGATCCTGATAAAAAAGCAGATGAAAACTTTGATAGTCTCGGAAGACCAGTTCCCATAGGAACTGTTGTTGGTGGCGATGATATGCAACCATCAACAGTAGAACCACTTACTGATCCGACAAGTACTTTTACTGGACAAGGTGGACCTGATTTAGTATTAAAACCCCAGACTATAGAATTTCTCAAAGGGAACCAAGGTGTTAAGGGAAATAGAGGCGCTCTTGGATCTAAGGGAGACCCAGGCATTAAACCTACGACCGCTTCTTCTGGGACACCTATGGAACCTATAGCAGAGATGCCTAAACCACAGGGACTTATGAGAGGTCTCGCTGGTATGGGAGACATGTTGAGCTTTGGTATGACTGACTTTGATAAGAGGGGAGATATATTTAAAGATAAGAGTAAGGCAGATGTTCCTACAGAGACAATGGGTGATCTTTCCTTGCCTAAATTAGAGATTGCTGCTAATCTGAGGAATCTTGAAGCTTTAGGACAGGTAACAGATGGTATAAGTCAACCAGTTGGCCAAGGCAACAAAACGGAAACTCCTCCAGTCGTGTCAATACCAGTGCCAGTAGGTGGTGGTGGTAATCAAACAGGGAAGTATAAGATGAGTAGGATGGAGAATGAAGCTCCTATACTTCTTGCAGTAGATCCTTCAAATATACATCTTACAACAACTAAATCACTGCTTAATATCATGGATGCGCTGTAATGAAAAAATCTAAAATAACTGGTATAACACAGAAAGCTAAGAATTCAGTAGATAAATCTGAATCAACTATAAATCGATTTGCTCGATTTATGGGAGTGATGACTAAAAGTGTTACGAAGGATAGTCCTAATCAACAAACATTAAAAAAAGCTGGACTATTTGCAAAAAATTTCGGTGGTGGTAGGAGTTCAAAAGTGAATAAAATGTTACTTGGCGGTGCTTTGATGTTGCCTCTAGTTTTGGGGCAAATGATATCAAAAGAGAGATCTACAGAGGAACTTCTCCAAAACCAGTATGGTGGAAACGAGAAAGCAATGCAGTCAGATCTTAAGGAAGAACAAAAGATTAGAGATGAAGGATTAGAAAAAGTAAAAACTACTGCTGATGAGAACAAAGATATATCATTAGACAGGAAGAAAGATCTTAAAGCAGTATCCCAGAAAGACCCAGAAGAAATTCCTAAGTCAGAAGTAGATTCAGATGCTACTACCCTAGAAAGGATGAACGATAGATTATCATCTGTGGATGGAGGTATCGATAAAAAAAATTCAGATCAGTTTGTGGAATTGATGGATAGATTTGTGTTCCTTGCTAAAGTTGGTGCTTTTGGTGTGGTGGATAAAGGTCCAACCTTATCCGAACGTATAGATCAAACAAAGGCAAACATTAGAAAATTTACTGGTGGTAAAATTGATGATGGTGTATTTTCTCTTGGTTTTGGAATAAATATTCCGAATGTACTTTCGGAAAAAGGAAGACAAAAACTAGGTCTAGGACCTAAAGACAATTCAAAAGATCAAAAAAGTCAGATCCGAGAAATTACTGAATCAGTTGATGCTCAGATTGCAAAAAATGAAAAGGCATATACAGATGCTGGTGCTCTAGCGGCTGATGAAGAAGCTACGAAAAAATACCTTAGAACTAAGACTGAACTAGAAAAGTTGAAGAAAAGACTTCAAGATGAACCTCTTACTGTACTTAACGAGATGATGTCAGATGCCAATCCTAGTAGTGTTTCATCACAATCTACTATGTTAAGTCTTGGCGGTGGTGGTGGTACAGGAGAGCAAAATCTTGCTGCATTTCTATCAACTATGGAAGCATCTGGCAATCAAAACCAAGCAGATGCGTTCCAAGTAATGCTTAATAGAGCTGCTGATGCACAAGCAGGTGGTTCTTTCAGAGCATATGGCACCAGCTTAGGAGATCAAATTACGGGCAGGGAACAATTCTCGCCACTATCCTCTGCAATTTATGGTGTTAGTGCGGATAGTGCTGCAGCAGCAAAGTATGGTCCTATTTCATCGGCATTAGGTAATAATCCACAGGAGAGAAAGAAAAGACTACTTGAGATTGCTTCTCAACCAGACGGTCTAAATGCACTACAAAAACTATTTGGTGGCGGTTCTTCATCTGACGCTTTAAAAGTATTAAAAGACTTTCAAACTGGTGGATCATTATCTCAAACATCTGTTAGTGATATTGGATCTATGGTATCCTTTAGGGGATATAGGTCTGGTTCTGGAGATTTTAATAGAGGAAAGGGAGGAAACTTCTTCTTTGGTTCAGGATCAAAAACAGGATCACTAAAACAAGTTTCTCCTGGCACTGATCCTATGGGAGATCAGTCATCTCTCACTCCGAATAAGCCTAATCAAATTGCTCAATTCGTTCCAACGGGATATATGCCTTATGATGATCCATCTAAATCATCTTCACAAATTATTGCACTTACTCCTACCCCTGTAAATACAAGTCAACAACCCATTGTGACAGGATCGGGTGATAGTGGATCCCCACAAATAATTCCAGTAGCTGATCATGGATCATTATTTACTCAAATTCAACTCAATAGTTTAGCTTTAACCTGATGTCTGTATCTTTACAAAAAACTGAATTCAAACAAGTTAAAATAACCCCTGAGAATAATATTACTTTCAAAAGGGGTGGTTCTAGTGACTCAGGGAAACAAGACTCTGTAGATTCCCTTGATATTAAGAATAGTGTTGTGCAATTTGACTATTTTGAGGATCTCTTATCTCCAGCAATATCAGTAAGGTTGTTAGTATCTGATACTTCTGCTCTCTTAAGTAAAATACCTATAAGAGGATATGAGAGGATTGATCTTGTTATAGGAACTGCATACGGTGATGTTGAGTTTACTGAGGACAATGGAAATCCTCTGTATGTTTCTGCCATTGAAAAAATTAATCAAGTTGAAGGACAAGAAACATTTACTCTTAAGTGTTGTACTCTAACTAATCTCTCAAATGAGACTGCTAGAGTCATGAAAAGATATGAAAGAGGACCAATAAGTGAACATGTTAAAAACATACTAACAGAGGTTTTAAAAATTGATCCAGATAGGATGAGCGTTGAGAAGAGTCTTACTAACTATGGTTTCATTGGTAATATGAGAAAACCATTTTATACTCTACAATGGTTATGTCCTAAAGCAGTTCCATCAACATCCCCAGTGTCAGGAAAAAGTGGAGAAGGAGTATCAGCGGAAGGAAAGGGAACCTCTGGATTCTTTTTCTATGAAGATTATGATGGATACAAGTTCAAGTCAGTAGATAGAATGGTGGATGCTACTCAAGTAGATTATCAAGCAGATAACAGTGAGGCATTACTTAGTAACTATGGTATTCCAACATATACTTACTCAACTCTAATCACTGCAAACGATCCAGAAAGTGAGTTTAAGATTCTTCACCTTTTTACAAACAAAACTACAGATGTGCAGAAGAACTTAAGGGTTGGACTGTACAGTAACTTGACATATGTGTATGATCCATTAGACTGGAAGTTAGATGTTGTGAAATACAATTTAGAGGATAATGTAGAGGCTAAAAATTTGAAGACTGCTGGCGGTACAGTACCAATCCCACAGGGAGATATCACCAAATTAGCATCAAGAGTTCTTGTAAGAATAGGAGACAGAGGAATGTGGAATAAAAACCTTGAGGAATCCGATGAAGATGTGGAAGGACAGGGTAGAGACTCCGCTGACATGGCTAAATCTTTTACTAGATATGCAATGCTTTTCCAACAGTCCCTAAATATAACTGTACCTTGTAATCCTATGTTAAGAATCGGTGGTATTTTGAGAGTAGAGATTCCAGAAGTAGGTCCCACATATGATGGACCTTCAGGTCAGAAGACATCAGACTCAGAACAAAGTGGATTCTTTGTTATCCGTAGTTTACGACATCACTTTGAAATTGCTGAGGGAAAAAATGTCACCTCACTAAATCTCATTAGAGATTCATATGGCATCCAATAAGGAGTAAAATGGAAAGTTTAGAGAAACACATTCAAAAAGATAAGGAGATCTTAGAAGATCCCACAACAAGTCCTCAAACTCGTAGGCATATCGAAGGAGAACTTCACGAGTTGGAAGATTATGTCGATCATCACAAAAAAGAAATTGAGGAAGGAGATCATCACGATCCTACTGCTCTCGAACTATATTGTGATCAAAACCCCTCAGAACCAGAATGTCTCGTCTATGACGATTAATGATTGATGTTAGAAAGCGCCCTTGCACAGACCAACTTTGTTGGAAGAGATGGATTCATATGGTGGATTGGTAGAGTAGCCGATCCAGAACATTGGCGCGATCAATCTACTGATGTTAAATCTGGTTGGGCGTTTAGATGTAAAGTAAGAATAATAGGTTATCACCCATTTGACGAATCCATAATGGGTGAAAAAGATTTACCTTGGGCACATGTCATGGTAGATCCTACCTCTGGTGCTGGACAGGCCTGTTTGGGAGAAAAGTCAAAGATGGTTGGTGGAGAAACTGTTTTTGGTTTCTTCTTGGATGGCGAGGAAGCACAACAACCAGTAATTTTTGGTGCTTTAGCTAGATCAATCAACGACAAATCAGGTCCTTCAAACTTTCTTAGAGATGGTGCTGAATCTGAAGCTAATGCTTTCGCTGTGGCAACTGGTAGGAAGGCTGGTATCGATGGGATGACCACTCTTCCCAATTCCGAAAACAAAGAATTAAATCCAGCTGCTGTAGCAGAAGGAAAGAATCAATTACAAGAAAATGCAAAAAATAAAGCTGGTGAGGAAAAGAAAAACTCACCTGGCGAATTGGAAAGTGGAAAGGAGGGGATATCTAATGATAGAAAGTCAGAGGTAGAATTTTCTAATACCCAACTAGGTCCTCATAGTATGGACAATGGGTGTGAACAGGGTCCTTTAGGTGATATTGCACATACGATTGGTAGTTTTCTAACTACAGTAAACTCTCTTACTGCCTATGCTGGTGCTTACATTGACACTGCTCAAAATCTGCTTGCAGATGTTAATAAGTTAGTTAGAAAGGCTTCTAAGTTAATATCTGCTGCGGTTAAAAAGATACTCAATGTTATTAGAGATAAAGTTATTGGGTTGATAACGAAGGTATTCCGAAATGTACAAGCACTAATTATACCAGAACCACAAAAATCTCCTATCCTCAAAGCCCTACAGAAAATTCTTGATATTTTATTCTGTATCTTTGGAGATCAACTTCCAGGCCTATTTGATCTAGTGACTGGTCTTTTGAAAGACATGATTGGTAAGGTATTAAATCCATCTGTCTGTGCTGTAGAGCAGATGGTCGGAAATATTTTGGGAGAGATCTACGATAAACTAACAAAAGCATTAAAACCAATACTAGACGGATTAGATTGGTTGACTGGCGCTTTAGGTAGTGTTGGTAGTTTGTTATCAAAGGTCAGTAGTTATGTTAATATGCTCTTAGGATTCTTTGCTTGTGCTAAATTATCCTGTAAAGAATATGATGATTGGTCTCAGGGTTTAGGAATCACATCTAAACCAGACTTATCATTTGGAAAAGTTCTTGACAACATGAAAATATTGGAACAATATGATAATTTTGTTGGAGCGGCAGATACTACTGGTGATGGAGTTTATGATGCAAGAGCTAAATTCTCACTTCTCAGTATGCTAGGTGGAGGTTTACCAGACTTCTTTGATTGTAATGCTAGGGTACAGAACCCACAAACACAAGATGATCTTGGTAATTCAGTACCGCCAGGATTTACATGGAGTGAATGTATCCCACCGAAGATAGAAGTTAGGGGAGATGGAACAAAAACTGCTGTTCTTATGCCTATAGTCTCATCTGTAAATGGAAGTATTCTTACTTTAGAGATCTTGGAACCAGGCTTAAATTATACTGGAACTCCAAGAATTGCAATTATAGACAAGACTAGACATGGCGGCGGTGCTCACGCTGAAGCAATCATAGATGAAAATGGATCTATTGTTGACATCTTTATGTTGGCGCCTGGAGAGGGATATTGTCCTTCAACTAATGTAGTTCCTCCAAAGTATCCTGTTACTGAAGACGATGATGATGAAAATCCCTTCATTACATTTACTACACCCGCTGATGATGCAGTAGGTGTTCAAACTTCTACTTCTCTTTCAATTACATTTAATGAACCAATAGTAAAAGGTAATGGAGATGTTACCATTACAGAATCGGGCACTAATGTTGTGCATGAAAGAATCAATGTGAAGAATAATAAAATATCATTCCTATCCGATAGGATTATTAAGATAGATCCAAAGAATGACCTAAAATTTAACACAGAATACTATATTTCTATGTCTGAGGGTTCATTCTTAGATCTATATGAAAATCAGTTTGCTGGTATGGGAAGAACTGATACCTATAATTTTACAACCAGAGGTGTTTCTGGTATTGGTAGTGAGGCAGTTGGTATTGTAACGGATCTTGTTCCTTACAGGCCTGGAATTGGATATACTTCTGGAGATAAAGGTAGAGTGGGAGATTGTTCTTTCGATTTAATTGTTACTCCAGCAGGTTCTATCGCTGGAATCAATAACATCAATTGTCAAGATAAACATAAATCTATTCCTTCAGTATCGATAGATACTAGAACAGGAATTGGTGCCAGATTGTATCCAATCATGTCATATAGTCCTGACTATGTTTCTGATATTGGAGAGAAACCAAGTAGAGATGGTGGTATTATTGGTAGAGGTGGAATTGTATCAACTGATGAGGCAAGAAGAGGTGGAACTCTGTTTGTTAAGGTAGTTGATTGTGTCTACAGTCAACGTACAACACAGGTTGGCTGGGTCAATGGTAACCCATATTATGGCGACTTCCATGTTCATCCATCAACAGGTAAGAAGATGGTAGGACCTACTCATGTATCCTCACCACATGCCACAATATATAATACTAAGAATGAAAGTCTTGGCCAACAACCAGTTATAATCTACACCCCTCAATCGAGCACCACTACTACAACCACTACCACTCCAACTGTAAGTACAACTAACACAACTACTACAACGGAACAGACAAATGCCTCTGCCGACACTACTGATAGTTCTACACCATCTATTAATACAAATACCCCACAAGAAACTACGCAGCCTCAAGAACAAACTGGGGGAACTACACCTCCAAGCACTCCTCCACCTAGTAGTCCTCCTTCTGGTGGTGGCGGGTCTGGCGGATCAGGTGGATCAGGCGGTTACGGAGGCGGATACTGATGGCAACTAAACCAGACGTACAAAAGAAAGAGTCACAGGAGTGGTTCAAAAATAATATAGGATTTCGTGAAACTTCTGGTGTAAAGATTACTGATGGAGATTTGCAGGGAGAATATACAGATTACTCTCTAATCACTGATGAAAAACAAGGTATCGCTTGGTATAAGAGTGGACTTCAGAAGTTAGTAGTAAATGGGTGTTCATACGAAACTGTAGGTATAAGAGGAAAGGAGAATGAACCCAGTAAAGTTATTTGTGCCGCATACGGACACATTCTGATAGATGCTCAAGATGGTGATATAATATTACAAGGAAACAATATAAGACTAAATGCTAGATCAGAACTTACAATGAATGCTGCTGATCAAATCTACTTAGGAAAGTCTCCTATTTTGAATATAGATGCCAGTAATACAAATGTTCTTGGTACTAAGAATCTTTCTCTTGGTGGTAACTTCGTTGAGGTATCTGGTGGATCATCAGTTGATTTGGGTACACAGACGGATAAGATACAGGGTGGATTTCTTGGCGCTTTGATCGGTGCCTTTGATAGATTTAAGGACTTTTTATAATGGCACAAACGGCTTCGATAGGAATGTTCGGTGACAAAGTTGTCATCGGAGCACTGGATACCTCATTTTTACCAGGCATACCAAAGGTATTTCCTGGCACTTTGGTGTCTAATGGTCCCTGCTACTTTGGATTAGTTCCTAACATTGGTGTTCCAATGGCAACAGTCATGATTGGACCTCCCATGAGTTTTCCAGCACCTGTATCATTGCAAGTTCATGGTATTACAAATATATTCGGTGTTCATAATGTGTTTGCAGTCAGTACATTCACTGGTCTTACTACAAAACTTGGAACTACAATCAAGAACGCACTGAGTCTTAAGAATGGTATTGATATTAAAAATGCACTGGGTATTGGTAACGCCATAACACAGAAGAATGGAAACGTAAATATTGCTGGATTCTGTACAATAGCTGGTTTACTTGCAGTTGGAGGAAACATAACTTGCCCATCAATTATTGCTGCAAACGGCACCTTTGCATCAGTTTCTGCTCCATTTAAGTTCTTTGATATACCACATCCAAGTAAAGAGTCCCCACATAGACTGAGGTATTCATGTCTAGAAGGACCAGAGATAGGTGTGTATTTCAGAGGAGTATTGAAAGGTGATAATGTGATTGAACTGCCATACTATTGGAAAGATCTTGTAGATGATGAATCCATAACAGTTCATTTAACTCCTATTGGAGTTTACCAAGATTTGTGTTATACTGTTTCTAAGGGAAGTAAATTAAACATAATAGTAAACCCCCATAGTTTCAAAACTCACAATATACGTTGCAGTTATGTAGTCTATGCTGAACGTAAAGATGTTTCAAGACTAGTTACAGAATATGAGGATAGAGAAACCTAATGGCTGCTAATCCAAAGGAAATTGCAAAAAGACTCAGAGCGCAAACTGTCATACAAAGGAAGGAAGAAGATTCCATTGCAGAACAGTTAGCATTAACTGATGCACTCATTGATGAGTATGATGAAATAGTCAATAAAATGGATGGTAAACTGCCTCCACTCATTGATCCCATCAACACAGCAATAACGGCTGTTCAAACTGCATATCTGGAGAGAATCTCTCATGGATGTAGGAGTGATTTGGCATGGGTTCAAGTAGAGGACAGTAGTTTCAGTAGATATGGTTATGACGATGATGAAGAGGTAACGGTATGGGAGTGTAAAAAAGACGCTTCCACATATCAGTTCTTGGGATACTACGGAGCAAAGTATTACAAGTACCCAAGAAATATGGAGTATGGTGCTAATGTTGTTGAAAATATCAATCGTGTTGACGTTAATGTTGGTAGTGCTGCTCTTATTATATTTGACGATGATGCCGAAACTCTTACTGGGTTTACTACAGGGAGGGTTGGTATAAAAACAGGAGATCTTATTACTGATGCTCTTATAAATCCAACCTTATTTCCATCAGGTAATGCTACAAGTGTTCTTGGATTTGGACTAACACCATACCCCGCTGAGGTTTATCCTTTATCTGGATTCTGTACATCTGGTGATAACAAAATTTATGCCGATAATAAGACTGGTATCTTCACCGCTTTTAGTGTAGGAGATTTTGTATTTGGTGATACAGGCAAAAGTGGAGGAGGGATGGTTTCAGCTGGAACCAGTATCACAGGTATTTCAACTGCTGTAGGTATTATAACATACGTTGATAATACAGGTATTACATCCGCTGCAGAAATGATTCTCAATGTGTTTGAATTGAATAATGCCGTCAGTATAACAGTTAACAAAGATATAGGAACTTCATTCTATATCGGTATTGTATCTGATTATTATTTTGCACACTTGAGTCAACCGCCTTCTCAAGCTGGTATAAACAGTTCGGTAATAGTTGTAAGACCAGGCAATACATCAGATATCGAGTTTGAATCAACAAAGAATCCAATCGACCCAGTTGAGATTGGTATCGCTCAAAATGTAAATATAGGAAAAGGACACCAATTAGATTTGATTAATAATGGTGATCCTAATACCACTTCACAATGGAGACAAGTTAGACAAGAAGATGAACCTCTTGTTGGTAATGGTAGAGCTGGATATTATGTTGGTAATTTTAATTGGCCTACCTTCAGTACAGATGACGGAGACGGAACTTCAGATTCATTCTATGCGACAGAAGGACAGAGAATTATGATTGGTGTGGGTGGAACTGATGCTGGTAGTAGCACTATCGGATATGCTAACGTTCCTCCAGGCCTATCTATACCAGGCGATTGTGGAACTTACGATAACGCAATCGTGGTCAAGACACAAGAAATGAATGAATTGATCAACAAAAACGTACCCAAAATAAACTACTATATAAATGGAGCTAAAGCTATGAGGTATTTGAGGGATGAAGATGAAACTAGGGCTTGGGGTTATATGCAGGCATTAGGATACACTAATTCCAGACAAAAAACACAAGAAGAAAACGCATTGTCAATAGAAGATTTTGACTGGGCAGAGTTTGGATATGAATTATGATTCCTGATCATTTTTACCCATTCTGGACTGTTTATGATAGTATAGGACAGAAGTATTGTGATTGTAGTCACGAACAATATGCCATTACCACTCTGGAATTACATGAGGGTGATGGATTTACATATAAACGGATAGAAGCACCCAAACCATTGCCACCTGAGATAATAGATGTCAAATCCACAGGTAGTTACGAGGGTAAATTGCCAGGGCAACAGGGATTACCTTCCGAAACTTCAATTTACTTTGATAGTATCAAGAAACGATTAGAAGAGAGGGAAAATGATGATATGAGAAATGCAATTATAGATGCCGCCGTAAACGGTTATGAAAAAGTATTAGAACAAAGCGATTTACAGAAATTAGATGATTTGCATTAATGAAACAACTTTTTGGAATACCTGTCTTTGAAGATCAGGTTGATGTAACTAAATTTGATTGTATTCCCCTCTCTCCCTTAGAACCTACTTGGGATTCTGGAGTTTCATCTACTTTCTCGTCACAGAAACAAGAAGAAATTCCACAGGAAATTTGGGTTTATTTGTCTGGTATAATAGAGAGAAATCTCTATCCAGCAGAACTGATGGGAAAGAACGCAAGGTTTGGACATATATGGAGAAATGTTTATAAGAAACATGATTATCAAGATGCTCACATACATCCTAAAAGTCAATGGAGTTATGTGATATATGTTGACGTGACATCAAGAACTGCATTTTTTAATCCTTCGATTCATAACATTCAGAACCATTTTGGTTGCACTTTGCCCCAGTTTCCGTTAGACTATAAACCTATTCTGGAGCCTGGGAGTATCATCATATTCCCATCATTCCTCATGCACATGGTTAATTCCGGCAATGAGGGAACTACAATATCTGGAAACATTTACATGGAATACTCATGACTGACAACAATAGAATGTCAAAAGAGGATTATCTCAAGAGATGCGAGGAAGTACAGGACACTGCCTATGCGGAGAAGGGGAATCCTCAGACATTTGGAAACAACTTACTTCTACAAAATATTGATGCCTTTGGAGCAGAGATCGCAAGACTCTCTACTGCTGTACGGGCTCTAGAAAGATCGGCCAATGATGCAGAACTTCGGATCATTGGCCTTGAAAATGAAATCGAAGTTTTATCTAGAGAGGTTGAAATTGGCAAAACGCACACTCACGATTCAAAAGAAAAACCCACAGAATAATCAAGTCTGGGAGTGGGAGGAAACTCCAGAACTCTCTGCATTTATCTCCAAACAAACTGGCAATGAGGTTTTGAAACAGAAACCTACTATGAAAGATGTTGAAGTATCCGAATCTTAAAGACCACATATTTGAGTATGATTTGCTATCTGATCAGGAATGTGATCAGATAGTATCTCTTTTAGATTCTCGTGAATGGGGTGAATTTTCTTGGTATCAGGACTTTGAACAGGTTGATATTGATAAAGAATCAAATATGAAATCAACCGTAACTGCCCCAGAGGCGGTAAATATAATACAACCACATATAAATGATGAGTTGTTTAATGCCTTCCACGAAAAATATAATTATTATGACGTTGAGGATAATCAAACTGGCGGTTCATTTTGGGAAGCTTGCTCAGGCATAAAATTCAATAAGTATGATGTTGGCGATTATCTTAGTCCACACTACGATCATATCCGAGATTTCTTTGAAGGACAATTTAGAGGCATACCTGTTACTAGTGTGGTAGGTGTGTTGAATGACGATTTTGAAGGAGGTGAGTTTAGGTTTTGGAAGGAACACACTGTCAATATAAAGAAGGGAAGTGTGTTAGTATTTCCAGCACTGTATTTGTTTCCACATGAAGTAATGCCAGTAACAAAAGGAACCAGATATTCTTGGATACAATGGATTGTATAGTCCTGATGTATGACTCAAAAAGACATGTAGGTGGTGTAATCGACATTCTGGACAGGGGTTCGATTCCCCTCATCTCCATTCAAGGGGATGCCATGGTCTCGACAGGGTATACGGAACATGACTGAAAACCTGCTCGGAGAGCAAACCATAGATGCAAAAACATCTGACACTGCTGCGAATAACATCGTAGCGTTCTCTCGTATTCTTACAAGAGAATTTGCCCGCACTGACGAACTCGTCGCTGCTTAAGGGGCAATCGGGGATTAGTCACTCCTTGTTAACCAAGTGACTGTGGGGGCTCTGCCCCCTCCTATATAAATTAAAACACTCATGAGATTACAATTCTGGTATTCAAAAAATATTGAACAGTGGCATTGGACACTCCACACCAGACATTATGCTCCGAAAGGAACAGATTACTATTATACCTCTGGATCAGGAACTGATGTAAGAGAGGTAATGGGTAAGGTTGCCTCAGAAGTTGAACATTTAGTGGAAGAAAAGAACAAAGATGTTTGAATTAAGTGAAAATTTAGAAGCTACTGCCATCACAGACATAGGCATAGATGGTAGGAGTGCTATGGTCATAGATAATTTTTATGAAAATCCAGAGGAAGTTAGAAGATTAGCTTTAAAGTTGGATAGAAAAAAAGATATTCCATTTAGTAATCACCCTAATGGAATAGAAAGAGCTGCATATCAAACAGATGAACTAAGGAAAAATATAGAACATGTGATCAAACAGATATGTCATGACGATGAACATTGGGGCAGAACATGCGATAGACCAACGATTGACGAAAATATGTCATACATGTGGTTTCTTGTAGAGTATCTAAATGAAAAGACAATGACAGATCAACCAGATCGACTCATACCTTTTCAACTATGGTATGAACATAACCCATCGCCTTTCCAATTTAAGATAGAGATATATTTAAACCATGAGGAAGAATGTTTTGGTGGAACAAACCTATGGAATTTTGCTGGAAGGACTTCAGTAGTTGAAGATATGAAGGCAATGTATGCCACTAAAAAACATTTTGATATTATTAAAGATGTTTATGACTCTAAATTTACTTGGGGTAGGGAGTTTACTTTTGGTATGAAATTTAATAGGGCAATAATCATTCCTGCTGACATATTACAATCTCCAATCATGAATACGGGTAAATTTACTGACGTAGATAGGATAACACAGGCCATATTTTTATAGATAGTCATTTGATCCTGTCTAAATAGGTTAGAAGAAATTTTATAGGTTGTTGGTGCGATGCCTCTATCAAGATTAGAAAACTTTCTAAAGAACGCTGAGGGTAATATACTCTATGTAAACCCAAGTGACTTTGACGCTACTGATAGTATTGAAAACCGAGGTAACTCTCAGACAAGACCCTTCAAGACGATTCAGAGGGCACTGATTGAGGCTGCAAGATTTTCATATCAGGTTGGTAAAAATAACGATAAGATAGACAGAACAACTATCTTAGCATATCCTGGCGTACACTACATTGATAACAGGCCTGGATTTACTGTCACAAATAATGGTGGCAACGCAGAATTTAAGTGCAGAAAGAACGCTGGATATGAAGTAACTTCATTAGAACAGTTTACAACTGAAACAAACTTTGATGTTTTAGATCCTAATAACGAACTGTACAAGTATAATAGTACCGAAGGTGGTGCTATCATGCCTCGTGGTACATCTATCATTGGTTTGGATCTTCGTAAAACCAAACTTAGACCTCTTTATGTTCCAGATCCTCTGAATGATGATATGGAATATGGTGGTGTTCTTAGAGTTACTGGTACTTGTTACTTTACGGCATTCACTATTTTTGATGCAGATATCACCAAGACTGCATACTATGACTATGATAGTAACAGAAAAACTCCTTCATATTCACACCACAAGTTAGCAACATTTACTTATGCTGATGGTGTAAACAACGTCTTGATCGATGGTACAGATAGTACATTGACAGACCTTGATATGTTCTACTTCAAGGTTGCAAAGGCATACGGAGACTCATCTGGTAGACCAGTTGGAAACTATCCTACATTTGATGATTTTGAACCAAGTGTTGATGAATTTAGAATTGTTGGTGATTTACAAGCAGATCCAGTTGGTGTTACATCTATCAGAGCGGGTGATGGTAATACACCAACGGCAACTCTGACCATTGAGACTAACAAGGCACATGGACTATTTAAAGATACTCCTGTTTTAATTGCTGGTATTACAACTGCAATCAACTCCTACAATGGTTCGTTCCTTGTAGATGAAGTTTCAAGTAGTACTCAGTTCACAGTTCAGACACCAAATGTTCCTAGTAATGCACTACCAACTGCACAAGAAATTCAGAACTCTAGTATTGTAGTTGAGTCTGATACTGTTGGATCTGCTTCTCCATACATCTTTAACGTATCACTCCGATCAGTGTTCGGTATGAACGGATTGGATTGTGATGGTGACAAGGCAACTGGTTTCAAATCTATGGTTTGTGCTCAGTTCACTGGTATCTCAATTCAGAAAGACGACAACGCTTTCATACTTTACAACCCTACAACTGCAATATTCAACGATACTACTACAGTATCAGAGTCAGATAAACCACTACACTCTAACTCAAGGGCGATATACAAACCAAATTTTGAAACCTCTCACATGAGGACTAGGAATAACTCTGTTATTCAGTTGGTTTCTGTGTTCGCTATTGCGTATGCTCGTCACTTCCATGCAGAACGAGGCGGTGACGCATCAATTACCAACTCTAACTCCAACTTTGGACAAACTGCTCTTGAGTCTACAGGTTTCCGTCCAGACTCATTCGACAGAGATGATGTTGGTTATATCACTCACGTCATTCCACCAAGAGAGATTACAAGAGAGGACTCTACTGTATCTTGGTTGACCATTGATACTAGAAAAACCATTGGTGTTGGTGTAACTGATAGATTCTATCTGTTTGGTTATAACAACCAAGAGATTGTTCCTCCAGCAGAGATTGATTCATTCAAAGTTGGTGCAAGAAATAACGATACACTATTCCTAAGTTTAGTTAATACTCTATCTGGACAGGCAGTACAAGAGACTTATCAGTCTCCTGTCTTTATGCAAGTTCCTAGTGGTATCGGAACTTCTGGATTCAAAGAGTATGAGGTTATTAGAAACTCTGGTGTCAACGCCATTATTTCTAACGTATTCCAGTTCAAGACCGCTCATCAACTTGTAAATGGTGAGAAAGTCAGAGTATTCAGTAATACTGGTGAAACTCCAAGTGGTATCTTCAATGATAAGATTTACTTTGCAATCTCTGGTGGTACACTCGCTGCAGACAGAATTCAGTTAGCATCTACATTTAACGATGCTGCTTCTAGACGACCTATTACTGGTATTTCTAATGGTGGTGGTAAGTTAAGAATAAGATCTACTGTATCGGACAAGAATCCTGGCGATCCAGGCCACCCAATGCAGTTTGATGAGAGTACTTATACCATTAATAGTATTCCTAACACAGTTGGTGGTTGGTATCTAACTGGTTCTTCAAGCACTGCTGATAATACTATCTTCTCTGCTATCAATACTATCGGTGTTGGTGTGATTGGAGAGGAAACAGGAACTACATTCCTCAAGAGAAGAGTTGATAATAGATCTCTACTCGACAGACTCTATAGAATTAGATATGTTATTCCAAAAGAACATATCAATGCTCGTGCTCCTAAGCCTGGTTTCATTCTACAAGAGTCTAAGACAGTTGGTGTAAGTAGTGCATCATTCTTGAGTGCAGACTTAAGTAATCCAACTCAACTTAAGAACGTCAAAATTGTTAAGACGGCAACTTATAATGCTCAGACTATTTCATTTACAACTGAAGAACCACATAGACTACAGAAAGGAGACACTGTTACTATCAGGAACATTGATAGTGTCAACAATAGTCTAGGAACATTCAAGTTAGGATATAATGGTGAGTTTGGTGTTGATAATGTTATTTCAACTAAGAAGTTCACTGTCACTGGTATCAGTACAGATCCAGGCCTGTTCCTTAATCAGGTAAACCAGAGAACTACTCAACAACAGATTGAATCGCTACCTACAGTTCAAAGATCAAAGGCAGTTGATAGTTTCACAGTTTACAGAGTACAAGAGAACAAACCTCATGTACCTGGCACATCTGGACAAGACGGTGTGTACAACATCACTATGGTTTGTGCATCTATTCCACTTGATAAGGATCTTGGATTTGGTGTATCTACTAAGTCTTTCCAACAAGACGTAAGAAATCTATATCCACAACAAGATAGAGACAACTACGAGTCTGATCCAGAACCCACTATCACTCATGCTAGTGCCGCAGTTATTGGTGAAGTTATCACTAGTGATAAGAAGAGATCTATCACCAAAGAGTCTCTTGGGTACTTCATGCAGGGGCAACAGGTAGGTTTTGCTGCTACTGGCGCGATAATTACTGGTACAGGTAATACAACTGTTACTCTATTCACCGAAGTTGAACATAACTTCAACTCTGTTAAGGGTTTGAGTGTTGTTAATCCTGGCGCTGGATACAACAATGGATCAGGTATTTCAACTGTAATCTACGCTGCAGACCTTGAGAACTCTGCTCTGATTGGTAGAAATGCTTCTGCTAAGATCACAGTCTCAGCTGCTGGTACTATTACTGGTGCATCACTATTAGATGGTGGTTGTGGATATGGTATCGGTAATACCATGACTGTATCTTCATTCCCTGCTGGCGCTCCTAGTGTCGCTGGTGTGGTGTCAGTTACATCTATCTTCACAAATATAGGAGATGGATTGAACCTCTCTGGTTTTGAAGATCCTAAGTTAAACGGTACATTTAAAATTGTTGATGTTCCTTCATCCAAGTCTATTTCTGTTGAGATTGGAACTTCGAGAAATCTTGACCCATACTTCACAGATAGAGACGATAGAAGAGTTCCAACATATCACTTAGCAAACATTGGTGTTGGTGTTACTTATATTGATGTCTCTAAAGAGACAGGAATTTCAACACTCAGAACAGATGACAACCACGCACTTGTGGCTGGTAACGCATTTGTTATTCAAGGAACTGGAAACCCACTATTTGATGATAGGAAGTTAGTTGTTCAAGGTGTAGAGGATGGTTTACCACTTAGAAGTATTACTTTCAACGTTGGTATCATCACTGCTGGTATTGATACATCATACTCACTAGTTTCCAACAGACTGTTTGGTACTGGTATATCTGCAAACGGTAAGTCATTGAGTGCTGGTGAGAATAATCTTGCTGGTAGATCTTCATACTTCTATACAGGTATTTCTACCACAATCAATGCCCCACTGACATCTACTGATACTACCATCACACTCTCATCTACTGAAGGATTCAGAAGAGGAGACTACTGTATGATCAATGGTGAAGTCGTAAGATTCACCTCTGACAACATTAATAATATTCTTAGAGGTCAGTTTGGTACACTGGCATCATCTGCCATAACAGGAACTACGATCAAGAAGATCAAGGTTCTCGCTATGGAACTTCGTAGACCTTCGATTCTTCGTGCATCTGGTCATACGTTTGAATATCTTGGTTACGGATCAGGAAACTACTCAACATCATTACCACAGAAACAGGATAGAGTTCTTTCAGATCAAGAGACATTATCTGCTCAGAAGAAAGAACTAGACGGTGGTACAGTTGTTTATACTGGTATGAACGACTCTGGAGACTTCTTCACAGGATATAAGAAGTTATCATCTATTACAGGTGAAGAGGAAGTTCTTGAAGCGCCAGTGTTCACCTATGTTGGTGACGATGCTGAAGCAGAGACAATCAAGAGAGCATCAGGTGTATTTGATGAAGTATTGATTAGAGAATCACTCACAGTTGAGGGTGGAGACAATAACAATAGGACATCACAGTTCTATGGTCCTGTCAACATGACAGAGAAACTTACCAACACTTCCGCAGATGGTATTGAGACTGTAAACCTATCTCTTAGAGGAGATGCCCCACAGGGTAAAGTGTTCACAGTTGGTATCTCTACACCATTAACTGCTGCAAGATCAGGTGATATTTCATTCGTTGGTGTTCCTAACGCTGGTGGATACTTAGGTCATATCTTTGCAGAGGGTGAGTGGAGAAGATTTGGTGCAGTTTCACAGGAGAGAGACAGATCATTCTATAGGTTTGATCAGATTGGTATTGGACAGTCTGGTGTTGGTATATTTAACTTCAAGGATTCATTTGAGGTCAATGGTGTTGCCAAGATCAAAGACTTGTTTGTGTCAGGTATCGTTACCTTCGCTGCTAACCAGTCATTTGCTGGTGTGTCTTATGACACATTGGTCATCAAGAAGAACGCAAACTTCTGGGGATATAACACTACAGGTGGTATTTCTTATGACGGAATCCCTTGGGAACAACATGGTTTCTATACACAGGTACATGAGGCTGGTACATCTAGACTTTACAATGCAGAATTTGTTGGTACTTATGTAACCTTCAAGCCTGCATCTGCAATTCACATTGAGGGACCTTATAAGTCCACATTCTCAGGTGTAAGTACAATCACAGGCACACTTGAGGTTGGTAACTTAGAGTGTGAAGGTGGTACATTCAATGGTACATTTGTTAATGCTATCAACGCTGGTATTGATACACTTTCGGTTAAGAAAGATTTGTATGCAACTGCTGGTATTATTACTGATCTGAACGTCACAGTTGGTGTAGTTACTAACGGATTGTATGCTGACATTGGTATTACAACTCTATCTCATGTGGGCACACAATATGTCAATGAGAACAGAGTATTCACAGGTATTACTACTAACTTAGAAGTAACAAACAGTGCGACTATTGCTAACGAGACAGTCACTAACGCCACAATTACTAACTTAATAGTTCCTAACACTGGTTCTGCTGACATTGAAATTGCAAACATTGATCAACTTACATCTACAGACATCACATTTACTGATGACTTAATCGGACCTGACGCATACTTCTCGAATGATGTTGACTCTGATGGTATGCTTACCAGATATATTGGTAGTAAGTATGGTCCTAATCCTGGCGTAGAGTCAGAACAGTTAACTATCTTTGCTAACGCTGGTCTTTATACTTGTATCACTGGTTTCGCTATGACAATGGCGAGAATCAATATGTCGCCTGGTGGTGACGGACTTGCTGCTCCTAAGATCACCGCTGACGTTGGTATTATTACCGCTCTGAGTGCTGGTGGTAATTCAAACATGAGTATTGATGCAGGTCCTGCT